AGGAGGGTGCGCTAAGATGCCCAATACAGTTATTATTCAACCTTCTGGCCGCAAGCAGAAGTATCTAAACAATAAAGATTTACTCGCGGAAATACATAAAAGTAAAGCAACATTCAGTAGCTATACCAGTAAAGATTATGTACAACATGACATTATTTTGCCATCTTTGGACAAAATAAACATTCGTACACTAGCAGATGCTAAACGTAGCCGCGCTAAACGCATGGGATTACTTGCATTTGCAACTGCTAGACTAGCTGGAGATAAGAAAGTTAAACTAGCAGAAGTTACTCCAGACTATAAAACAATTAAAAAGACCGATCTAGTTATTAGGATAATGACGTTCGAACATATTCCGCTTGCGCCAGGCCGTAAGAAAACTACTAAAACTACTGCGGACGCACATGAAAAGGTAAACTTTCCTCCTTATCAACATTGGAAGTTTGACGAAAACGATAATTTAGAATGTGTTGGTAAAAGTCATTGGAAAGGCGGGATTAAAACTGGTAAGTTTAGTAAAGACCACGGACGCATTACTGAAAACTTAGGTAAGATGTACATTAAATTATCAGAACGATATGCACAAAGATCTAACTGGCGTGGTTATACCTATATCGATGAAATGAAAGGGCAAGCTATCCTACAATTAAGTCAAATTGGACTACAATTTGATGAAAGTAAATCAGAGAATCCGTTTGCTTATTATACTGCCGCAGTAACAAACAGTTTTACTAGAATTTTAAATCTAGAAAAGAAAATGCAAAACATTCGTGATGACATGTTAGAAGAAGCCGGTTTAACCCCGTCAATGACACGTCAAGGTAAGCAAGAATTTGCAGAAGAAACCGCTCGACAAGCAGAGTTATACAAAAAGATGCGTATGCCAAAGAGTGAAGAAGTAGTTGAAGATGGAGAAGAAGAGGCTTGATTTCTCCCAACGACTAGTGTAAACTAACTATTAGGAGAATATTAATGACGAACCTCTTTAAGAAGGTAGCGTGTTTTACCGATATACATTTTGGATTAAAGTCCAACTCAACAACTCATAATCAAGATTGCGAGGATTTTGTAGATTGGTTTATTGAAGAAGCCAAAAAAGAAGGTGCAGAAACTTGCATTTTCTTAGGCGACTGGCACCATAACCGCAATAGTATCAACTTAATTACTCTAAACACCAGCTTACGGTGTTTGGAAAAGTTAGGTGCGGCTTTTGAACAGTTCTTTTGGTTTCCTGGTAATCACGATTTGTTCTATAAAGACAAGCGTGACGTTCATAGCTCAATGTTTGGTCGACATATTCCCGGTGTAACCGTTGTGGATAATGTAACTACAGTTGGCGATGTTACGCTTGTTCCTTGGTTAGTAGGCGACGAGTGGAAGAAAATGAAGGAACTAAAGAGCCGATATGTATTTGGTCACTTTGAGCTTCCTAGTTTTTATATGAACGCCATGGTACAAATGCCAGATCACGGCGAGCTTCAACGCACAGACCTGTCTAGTCCTGAATATGTATTCTCAGGTCACTTTCACAAACGTCAACATACTGGCAACGTTGTGTATATTGGAAATGCTTTCCCTCATAACTTTGCAGATGTATGGGACGATGATCGCGGAATGATGTATATGGATTGGGGCGGCAAGCCAGAATATAAAAATTGGCCCGAGGCTCCCAAGTTCCGTAATATTAAACTATCCACACTGATTGATCAAAAAGATGATATCATGAAGTCTAAGATGTACTTGAAAGTAAATCTTGACATTGATATTAGCTACGAAGAAGCAAACTTTCTAAAAGAAACATTTATTGGCGAGTTTGACATTCGTGAAATTAGCTTAATTCAAGAAAAGAACAATATAGAAGGCGTAGTAGACGATAACCCAGATGCTGAATTTGAATCTGTGGATCAAATTGTAACAGAACAATTAGTAGCGATCGAATCTGATTCGTTTGATAAGAAAATGCTGTTGGACATTTACCATAACCTATGACATTTAAAATAAAAGCAATAACCGTTAAGAATTTTCTTAGCGTAGGTAATCAAACACAAGCCGTAGACTTTGATAAAGAACATCTAACCCTTGTACTAGGTGAAAACTTAGACTTAGGCGGAGATGACAGCGGATCACGTAATGGTACGGGCAAGACTACTATGATCAATGCGTTAAGTTATGCATTGTACGGTCAAGCACTTACTAATATCCGTAAAGAGAATTTGATTAACAAGACAAATGCCAAGGCAATGTTGGTTACAGTAGAATTTGAAGTTAACGGCACGGCATATCGTATTGAGCGTGGGCGTAAGCCTAACGTACTCAAGTTTTATGTAAACAATGAAGTACAGAAAGCATCAGACGAAAAAGACGATGATGCACAAGGTGATAGCAGAGAAACACAAAAGGCCATTGAACATTTGTTAGGTATGAGTCATACTATGTTCAAACATTTGGTTGCTCTAAACACGTACACAGAACCTTTCTTAAGCATGAAGGCCGCTGATCAGCGAGAAGTAATTGAACAGTTGTTAGGCATTACTGTATTATCTGAAAAGGCAGAAGCATTAAAACTTTTGATGAAAATTGTTAAGGATAATATCCAAGCAGAAACATTTAAGATTGACGGCATTAAAGCCGCAAACGAAAACGTTCAAAAGAGCATTGACAGTTTAGGTATTAAGAGTTCTGCTTGGGAAACCAAGAAAGATACTGACTTAGAAAGCCTAGGCAAAGCTATCATGCAGTTAGATAGTGTTGATATTGAGGCAGAATTGGCCTCACATACAGCATTAAAGACGTGGAATGAGACCAATAACAAGCTGAAAGACCTCAATAAACAAAAAGCTACACTAGAGTCAGCAAGCGGTCAAGCACAAAAGACCCGAGATCGGTATATTAAAGAATTAGAAAGTCTTGCAAATAAGACATGTCATGCTTGCGAACAAGCATTACACGATCACAAGCATGAAGAAATGACCGCTACTGCTAATACCCACTTGGCCGACGCACAAACATATTTTGATAAAGTTGCCGCGGACCTTGCAAAAGTGTTAAAAGACATTGAAGCAGTTGATGCTTTACCCAGACCGCCAGCTACATTTTATGAAACTGAAGCAGAAGCACTGGGCCATAAAAACAATCTTGCTAACTTAGAAAAGAGTTTAGAAGATAAAGCAGTTGAATCTAATCCTTACAACGAGCAAATTGAAGAACTTAAGAAGACCGCACTCCAAGAAATTTCTTGGGATACCGTAAACGAACTGACGAAAGTCAAAGAGCATCAAGAATTCCTACACAAGTTGCTGACAAACAAAGATAGTTTTATCCGTAAAAAGATTATTGATCAAAACTTGAGCTATCTAAACAAACGCTTGAGCTATTACATTGACAAAATGGGATTGCCGCATCGTGTTGTATTCTTAAACGATCTTAATGTTGAGATTACACAGTTAGGACAGGACTTGGACTTTGATAATCTAAGTCGCGGGGAACGTAATCGCTTGATCTTATCGTTGAGCTTTGCCTTCCGTGACGTTTGGGAAAACTTATATCAGCATATCAACTTGTTGTTTGTTGACGAACTTATCGATGCCGGTATGGATGCCGCAGGCGTTGAGGCAGGACTAGCAGTTCTTAAGAAGATGGCCCGTGAACGTAGCAAAAATATTTTCTTAATCTCGCACAAAGATGAATTAATAGGACGGGTTAATACTGTACTCCGTGTAGTTAAAGAAAACGGTTTTACCAGTTACGATACAAATCCAGAATATGTAGAGGCCTGATGTCGGATCTTATAAACAAGTATATTGAACAGCACGACGAATTTATTGCCTTGCTAGTCAAATATTATACCTTGCATGAGGACTTTCTTGAAAGACAAAGCCCTAGACGTACAGGAGACTTACGCAAAGTCTACAAAGACATGCGTATTGCATTAAGAAATATGGAAATTACTGCTCAAGAGCGTATGAAAGAACGCAGAATTGAGTGGGGGAAAGTTAATCGAATTAAAAAGGATGACATCGATGAGTAACACAACAACACAAATTAATGAGGCAGTAGCCGCATTTCTCGCAGAAGATACAAAATTTACATCAGGTAACAGCGCCGCTGGTACCCGTGCTCGTAAAGCTCTAGCAGAGTTAGGCAAGTTAGTTAAAGCTCGCCGTAACGAAATTACAGCAGAAAAAAATGCCCGTAAGGAAGCTAAGGCCGCTTAATGAGCGTTAGCGTTTCAAACCCGTATCAAGGACTCCGTTGCAAAATTTGTGACGGAGGTACTTCTATACTTGGTGTTAAAGATTTCAATCGAAGTTGCGAAGAAGAAAAAGGACGTCAAGTATTTCCTCCAATCGGACACGCAATCTACTATCACAAGTGTAACAGTTGCGGATTTATTTTTACTAAAGATTTGGATGCATGGACCGTAGACGATTATGTTAAAAACATCTACAATGAAGACTACATTAAAGTAGATCCAGATTACTCGGGTAAGCGATCAAAAGATTTTGTTAATTGGATGAGCCCTATGCTAAATGGGGATAAGTCAATAACGCTTTTAGATTACGGCGCTGGCAACGATACGTTTAGTACAGAACTTAAAAAGCAAGGCTACAATGCAGTCGGTTGGGATCCTATGTGGCAAACTGAACCAACATTTGCAAAAGACAGCACATTTGATGTTGTCACAGCTTTTGAAGTACTCGAACATACTCCTACTCCTTTAGAAACTCTTAAAGAACTTATTAGTTTTGTTAAACCAGAGACAGGACAAATTGTATTCAGCACACTAGTAAATGATATTATTAGTAATGCTGGATCAGAATATTGGTATCTATCACCACGCAACGGACATGTATGTATGCACTCTCAGAAGAGTCTAAGCATCATGTTTGATAAGTTAGGAATGGAAGTACAAAGTTTCAGTCCTAGCCAACATGTTGCAAGCTGGAAAGAATGACTTGGACGCATCAAGGAGTTCTCGTAGAAACATTACCCGAAGACTGTGTAGGGTTTGTATACGTCATTACGAATATAACAAATAATAAAAAATATATAGGCAAAAAACTAGCAAAGTTTAGTAAAACGACCTACAAGACTGTAAAGTTAAAGAACGGCACAAAGAAGAAAAAGAAAATTAGAAGTAAGATTGACAGCGACTGGCAAGAATATTACGGTAGCAGTCCTAACTTACAAAAAGACATAGACACTTTAGGCAAAGATAAATTCACCCGCGAGATTTTGTATTACTGTTCAAGTAAAGCAGAAACTTCGTACATTGAGGCCCGCGAACAATTCGACCGCAAAGTATTAGAATCAGATGATTATTATAACGGACACATACAAGTCCGTGTACATGGCTCTCACATTAAGAAACTCCCTTAGGCTCAGTTAATTCAGTTATAGCTTCCACCGGCTAATATCGGGTGGCGAACAGTAGAAACCTGGCCTTCGTGTGCGCAGGAATCCGAAGACTCACCGCTGAAGTGAGCACTCAATCAGTATCCTTAACAGGACCACGATCGCAAATTGCCGCGGTTTGATTGTTTGAATAGAGTGAAATAGAGCTAAAAGAGGGGACAGTGAAGCCCCGGATTAATGCGTATGTTAGCGTATGTGCATTAATTACCGTCATAACAAGACGTAGCTAGGGGTACAGGATGACCGCCTCAGTAATGCTACAACGCTAAGTGACTTGCGTACTCAGATAATGCCAAGTTTTCTTAACCCGGTTACCTGGGTTAAGTGTGACCATTGTATCTAGATAATACTTAAACTACTTCGTAGTTATCATGTGTTTTAAATAAGAAAATGCGTTGAGCGATAGCGATAACGCAAATGAGCGTTAGCTCATTTAAACATATAAATAAAACTATCGCTTTTTAGGAAAGTATTAAAATGAAAATATCCCAAGTTCTAGAATCACAACAGCAGTTAGATGAATTAAACTTAGCTCAAGCAGGGCAAGCTGTAGGTGGTGCTGTAGGTAAAACAGCTAATGCAATAGGTGGCATTGCAGGTGGAGTTAAAGGTGCATGGGATGCCGCAAAATCTGGCTTCCAAGCAGGTAAAGACTTTGTAGGTGGTCAAAAAGTTGGTGCTACTGATGCTAAATCAATTAATCAACAAGGACCCGCAGGTACTGCACCAGCACAAAACATTCAAGGTTCTGCAGGAACAGCAATGGGCAACATGGGTAAAGCAATGGCTGGACAAAAACCAGCTCAAGCAGGCGCTACATTATACGCTCAAGTTAAAAGTCAAATTAACAAACTAGATCCTCAAAGCAAACAAAAACTATTAACACTGGTTCAAAAATCAGTTCAACAAAAACAACCCAAGCAAGGCGGACAACAGTCAGGTGCTATGGGACAAATGGCAAATGCCCTAACAGGTGGCGGACAACAAGCACCTGCTCAACCAAACACAATGGCTAATGCTCCTGTTAGTGCAACTAACACAGCAAAGCCAGGTAATCCAAACGCACAACAAACAACTACTCCTCCTGAAGAACAACCGGCAGCTCCCGCTCAGCAAACAGCGGCTCCAGCAGAACAACCAGCACAACAAAAGATGGACCCTAATAAAGCCGCGGAGCTTAAAGGTCGTTTAAAAGCTGGACAAGGTGTTGGACAAACAGCAGGTGGTGGATTTAAGAACTATGTTGCAGGTAGCCAGGAGAAGTTCCAGGGTGCTGATGCAAGTGGTGCTCCTGTATTCAAGAAACTACAGCGTGAAGGTGCTTACGGATTTGAAAGTAAGTTCTTTGGCGGCCTAATTTAAAAGAACGGCAAGCCTGACTTTTTAGTTGTTTCTAGATTCTCTTCAATTATTTTAAAGATAATAGCGCGGTCCTCATTATCTAATTGCCACGCTTCTTCGATGGTAACACTTCCTCTCATGTACCAGCATAGCTTGAAGAGGCTTTCTTTAAATTCTTTAGATTGTGTTTCGTAGCTCTTAACCAGCTCTTCAATCTGGCTATTATCTAGTGTTAAGAGCTTCGACCGAAAAAATCTGAATTATCTAACCCTATAGGAACTTCATAAGTCTCTGGAGCACCTAACTCGCGATGTTCATCGCTAGAAGTCATTACTAACGGTTGTAAGCCTGTAATTTTTTTCATCCTAGCAATGTGGTCATTGATCTTTTTGTACAGATCTGCATCAGCATTTTTTAAAAATTCTTTAATGTACGCAGGTTCTTTAACTAGTGTGTCCGGCGTTTGGATAGCTTGTACGGTATCAGCAACTAGATCAACTGTGATATCAGTCATTTTACTAAAACTTTGATTAAAGACTTCTAATTTCTTTTCATCAGATATATCATCGTCATTAACGGCCTGCATTAGTCGCTGTGTTTCAAACGCTTTCATGCTGGTCATAGTAACGTGTTTGTAAGTCAATGGACGAACAAAGCAGGTTAGTTGTTCATTAATTTCAACTGCATCTTCCCAACGGTTAACACTTAACTGATCAAGCATTATTCGTAAATCTATTTGATGTTCTACTACTTCGTTAATGTTTGGAACCACATGACTGATTTCCATCATTTCACCGTAAGTAGCAATACGAATAGCAACTAGTATTAGATCTAAATCGATGTTAGGAGTTTTCCAAGCATCTTTAATATTCGGAATACAACTTTGAATAACATCAACTACGGCTTGCCCGTTCATTAATGCGTCTGGAGTCTTGAATACTAACTCATCTTTAGCAGTCATTGAATAAACTGGAAATTGACCATTTTCCGGAACTTGAATAGCATTTTGCGGCCAATATGCTCCGCCGCTAGGAAGCGAAATGTAGATCTTAGGCTGTCGCATAAACCCGGCTAACGGGTTTGATTTTTTAGGCATTGCTTGAATCTCTGGCATGGTTTTATCTCCAATAAATAACACTAGTAGAATACTGTCTATTATTTATATACGCATAAAACCACCGGAAAATTATGAGCGGCGCATCCGAAGCAACCTTACAAGAACTATTACAAGTTAATCGCGACATGGCTTCTGCTATCTCTAAACTAGCAGGCGCTAGTGGGGGATCGGGCGGAGGTGGCGGGGGTGGCGGCGCCGCAAACAAAGCTAGCGGCTTATTAGGTAAATCATTTGAAACCTTAGGTAAAGGCGCCGGTATGGTCTCTGGCGTATTCAGCACAATGATGAAGCCTGCCATGATGGCGGCTACGGCTGGATTTGGATTATTAGTATCAAGCGGTAAAACTTTATTTGCTAATCAAATGGCGCTAGCAGATGGCGCCATTGCAGGTACAAACAGTTTAGCTAGTATGACTGCTGGCTTAGAACAGCTTCCGGGTATTTTAGGTTTTGCAATGAAAGCCTACAATTTTCAAATTAAGAAAATGGAAGCTAACATTAAGACTTACGATCAAATTAGTACAGTTGGTGCAAGATTCGGTGGTAGCTTAGAAGAAATGCGAGCTGGTGCTAAAAGTTCATATCTAAGTTTAGATGAATTTGCACAAGTGATGAAACAAGCAGGACCTCAGTTAAGGTTTATGGGGTCTAGTTCAGAAGAAGGCGCACGAAACTTAGTTAAGTTTAACAGTACAATGATAAAGGGCGAAGTAGGTAAAGGCCTACTTGGCATGGGATATAGTCTAACTGAAGCTAACTCTATGATAGCTACTTACTCAGAATCTGTAGGTGGATTAAAAGCTAGCCAGATGAAAGACCAAAAAGAAATGGAAAAAAGTGTTAAGTTTTTTGCAGAAGAACTCGATGCGGCGGCTCAGCTAGAAGGTAAGACTCGTCAACAGAAAGAAGAAGAAATGAAACAAGCTAGCCAACAAGCGGCTGTTCGTGCAAAACTTTCTGAGATGGGTCCAGAGGAACAAAAGAAATATCTTGCGGCATATAATGCGGCATTGCGTGTTGGTGGTAAAGGTGCGGCAGAAGCACTACAAAGTCAGTTGTTAGGATTACCCCCAATGACTAAAGCGGCACAACAATTTACAGCAGTTAATGGAGAAGCGGCCGCCACAGTTAAACAATTAGGTGATACTGTTACTGACGGCTCAAAAGCAGTTGATGCTAGGTCAAAAATTGACAAGCTGGCTAACCAAGGTGTTGCTCAGAGTGCTAAGATGTACAAAGATTTAGGAGTTACCGGTGCGGCCCTATCAATGAGTCAAAGTGGACTAGCTGACACAGTTAATGCTGGTGCAAAAAACATGGCCGACATGAATAATCTAGAAGCACAGTCGGCTGAAGATTTAGATAAACGTACTGCAAAAATTCGTGCAGAACAAGACACAGCACAAAAGAGTAATATAGGAGCAATAAAACAACAGCAAGGTGCTGCCAAGTATGCAGGTGAAGCAATGATGGATTTATACTATAAAGCATTAAAACCATTAATTGATATCATATTAAAGTTGAATGAGAAATTCTTAGAAGTGTTGCCCGCTATTGCACAATTTACAGCTGATGTAATTAACAAAGGTCTAGCGGTGTTGACTAGTATCTTTAAAGCTATTGACTGGAGCGCAGTTAAAACAAGTTTTATGGGAGCATGGAAAATGCTAACAGAAACTTTTGGAAATATTTACGATGCTGTTGGCAAAGCTGTAGGAGGCAGTGGTGGCATCGGTGGACTACTGTCAAAGGGTATGACCGTGTTCTTTGACACTATGAAAAGCATAATTGAAGTAGTTGGCGTTATCGTAGTTAAATTTGTACAGAGCAATTTATTTCAAACATTAAAAACTTTTATGTTAAGTATGTGGGACTTGATCAAAGTCCTTGTTGATGCTGTTGTTGAAATAGTTAAGAGTCCAGTTGGGATGTTTGTTATTGATGTTATCTTTGACACATTTGACATATTGTTTACAATCGTTAATAAATTGATCGAGGGAGTTAAAGCGGCTGTTACTCTTATTGTTCAAGTGGTAAAATCTGTTACTACTGATTTTTCAGAATCGTGGAAAAAGATCAAAGATTATGTAATGAATTTAATCAATACTGTTAGTGATTGGTTTAAATCAATACCTAAAAAGATTAATGATTTCTTTGGAGAAGGGAACTTACTTGAACAAGTATTCGACGCACTAAAAGGAATCATTGGAGGTATAGTAGATGGTATCAAAGCTATTGGTTCTAAAATTGTAAACTTCTTCAAGAGCAGTGATGCGGCTCCTACGGCTCCTACGGCACCACAAACAGCAAGTGCTCCTAATGGTAGTAATATGCCGCCCATGACAGAAACGGCACGAAAAATGGCAGAAGAAAATGCCAAAAAGAACGCACCTACTGTTACAGCTAACAATAATGGCAATGTGCCTGTGGTACAACCAAAATCAAATGATCCTACAGAAATTTTACGTGCTGAGATACAAACGTTAAATAACATTACGTCAGAAATGTTAAAAGCTATAAGAGATACTCGTGACTATTCTAAGTCAACAGCTAATACTCTAGCTTCAAATGGCAATCTGTTTAAACGAGGATAAGGACTAAAATCTTGAGTTGGAAAAAATACTTTACACCTGTTAATACACAAGGCACAATGAGTCCTATCAGCGGCGGTTCTAATAGCCGTGCTAATCCTACTCGTACAAATTATTCATCATATTTGCCAGATGTTTACTCTGGACACCCAAATCGTTTAGAGCGTTATCAGCAATATGATACAATGGACAGCGACTCGGAAGTTAATGCCGCGCTAGATATTTTAGCAGAGTTTTGCTCACAACCTAACGAAAGTAACGGCACACCTTTTGAATTATTTTTTAAAGAAGGCGCCACTAGTACTGAAGTAAAAGTGCTTCGTAAGTACTTACAGCAGTGGACTAGACTAAACAAATTCAACAATAGAATCTTTAAAATTGTACGCAATGCGTTCAAATATGGAGACTGTTTCTTTGTTCGCGATCCGGAAACACAACAGTGGTTATACATCGATCCAAGCAAAATTGACAAAATTATTGTTAACGAAAGCGAAGGCAAAACGCCCGAGCAATATGTTATTCGTGACTTAAACATCAATTTACAAAATTTAAGTGTAACACAGATTGCACCTAACAATGTAACAGGCACACCTGGCGGAACAAACTACATGACCGCAGGCGCACAGCAACGCGGTATGGTTGGAAGTGTTCCACAAACATCAGGAAGCCGCTTTAGTCTTAATCAAAATCAACACGCAATTGACGCTAAACATGTAATTCACTTGAGTTTGAGTGAAGGCTTAGACAACAACTTTCCTTTTGGAAATAGCCTTTTAGAATCAATTTTTAAAGTCTACAAGCAGAAAGAACTGCTTGAAGACGCTATTATTATCTATCGTGTACAACGTGCTCCAGAGCGAAGAGTGTTCTATATTGACGTGGGTAATATGCCAAGTCACTTGGCAATGGGCTTTGTAGAACGTGTTAAAAATGAAGTTAACCAGCGTCGTATTCCAAGCACAACGGGCGGTGGCTCTAGTGTAATTGATGCTAGTTACAACCCCTTGAGTATTAATGAAGATTACTTTTTCCCACAGACAGCAGAAGGTCGCGGTTCTAAAGTTGAACTGCTACCAGGCGGTACAAACTTAGGAGAAATTGATGATTTACGATATTTTACTAATAAGTTGTTTAGGGCTCTTCGTATTCCTTCCAGTTACTTGCCTACTGGTCCAGACGATGGCGGAAGTAGTTTCAACGATGGTCGAGTGGGAACAGCCTACATTCAAGAACTTAGATTCAACAAGTATTGCGAAAGGCTCCAAGGACTCTTAAACGAGCATTTTAACAATGAATTCAAAGCATATCTATATAACAAAGGCGTTAATGTAGATCCAGGAATCTTTGATGTTAAGTTTAATCCTCCACAAAACTTTGCCAGCTATCGCCAAGCAGAAATGGATACAGCCCGTGTAAACACATACGTATCTTTAGCAGAAGTTCCTTATTTGAGCAAGCGTTTTGCCATGAAACGCTTCTTAGGATTGACACAAGAAGAGGTTACAGAAAACGAAACCTTGTGGAAAGAAGAGAACTTAGAAGACTTTGATAACTCAGAATCGGCGGCAGCAGAGTTACGTAGTGCTGGTGTTACAAGCGGCGGAGCCGCAGAAGATATGGGTGCAATGGAAGAAGCAGGAGCGCCTCCAGAAGGCATGGAAGGTGCAGAAGGAATGCCGGGTGCAGACGCAATGCCCGCGGCTGGCGGCCAGCCAGCACCTGCGGTATAATTTGGTAAATACTAGTATGCTACTACGTGAATTTGTTTATTTTACTGATACTGATGCCGAGCAACAAGACAACAAACGCTATGATCCCACAGATGATACAAGCGTTTTAAGTGTTAAAGATACTCGCAAAACTCGGTTGACTTTAAAAATGTTAAACAAACTTCGCCTTGCAGGTGAAGCACGTGAGCAAGAGACTATGGAAGATCTAACTTTAGTCAGGAAGATGTACGCACAACCTGCACCTGAAGCGGCTCCTGCATAATCTCATACTTTAAAATATTACCGTCGATCGGTAAATATTTTTGTCAATTTGACCGCCTCTCGCGCCAAAATCTTCAATTTTTGGCCTATTTCCCTTAAATAATTAACTCGGTATGTAAATATACTCGACAGCCTTGCCAACTATAAAGGAGAACAACAATTATGTCTAGCAAGTTCGAACAACTATTAGACTATCTCGTAAACGAAGAACACGATAAAGCCGATGCGCTTTTTCATGAGATCGTTGTAGAGAAGTCACGCGAAATTTATGAAAACCTCATCGCTGAGGAAGAAGAAGTAGAAGAAGACGACATGGAAGAAGCAACTGAAGAAGATGCTGATGCTATGGAAGAAGAAACTGAAGAAGCAGATGACGCTGTAGAAGAATCTACAGAAGAAACTGTTGAATCTATGTTTGGCGAAGAGGAAGAAGAAGAATTCCCAGTTCAAGACCAAACTGATGACGCAGAAGATGATATGACCGACCATGAATTTGGCGGTGATGCAGGTGATGAAGGTGATTCTTCAGCTCCAGCTGACAAAGGCGACATTCAAGATCTTGAAGATGCATTAGAAGAGCTAAAAGCTGAATTTGAAGCTTTAATGGCTGCTGAAAGAAATGAAGAAGAAAACGAGCCAGGTGTTCATGACGACGAAGAGGGTGACAGCCCACTAGACGGCGCTGACAGCGAAGAAGGCGACGAGGAAGAAGACGAAGAAGAAGCTAAAGGTAACCCTTTTGCTGAAACTAAAGTAGCTCGTACACAAGGCGAAAAAATGCGCGAATACATTGAGAAAGTAAGTGTATCAATGGTAGACGGTGGTGGTGTTGGTTCTGGTACAGGCGATAAAGCTGGCCAAACAGGACACGATGCTGGCAAGAGCCCAATCAGCTCTGGTTCAGGCAAGCCAACAAGCGGCGCAAATGCTAAGAATGTAGCACAAGCTGGTACAGGTTCTAACGAAGACGGTACTTCACCTAAGGGTAAAGTAGGCGGCCTAGTTAAGACTGGTGGTCAGTTTACAGGTGCTGGAACAAAGAACGTTGCGGCTAGTGCAAACACTAAAAAGCCAGACGGTTCAAAATTAACTGGTGTAAGTAAGCCAGGAAACGCAGAAGGTAAGCCAGTAGGTGCTGGTACAGGCCAAAACAATGTAACTGGTGCTACAAACACCCGTAGCATTGAGTCAGGCAAGTAATTAGGACACCAGGATGACATCCTACCTAAGAGAACATTTAAGTTTTGATCAGGCTCGTGTTACTTTAGAAGAAGCCGACGACCAGAATGGAAAAAAGAACCTTTATCTAAAAGGTATCGCCATTCAGGGTGGTATACGCAACGCTAACCAGCGTGTGTATCCGGTCTCCGAAATAGGCAACGCTGTCAAGACTCTTAACGACCAGATTCAAAACGGTTATTCAGTTCTTGGAGAAGTTGATCATCCAGATGACTTAAAAGTAAATTTAGATCGCGTCAGCCACATGATCACAGATATGTGGATGGACGGTCCAAACGGATACGGCAAGTTTAAAATCTTGCCTACTCCAATGGGTAACCTAATCAAGACTATGCTCGAAAGCGGTGTAAAACTTGGCGTAAGCAGTCGCGGTAGCGGAAACGTTAACGAGTCTACTGGCGAAGTAGCAGATTTTGAGATTATCACAGTTGACATTGTAGCCCAGCCAAGCGCACCTGGTGCATATCCTACTCCAGTTTATGAGCATCTCATGAACAACAAAGGTGGATTTGCGGCATGGCGTACGGCACAAGAAGTAAAACAAGATCCAAAGGCCCAGCAGTACATTAAGGAATCAATTCTTAATGTAATCAAAGGTCTGAAATCAGCCTAAGGAGAAACTAGATGTTGGACGCATTCAAACAATTAGTCGAAAGTGGTGTTATGTCAGAGCAAATTCGCGCTGAAGTAGAAACCGCATTCGCAACTAAGATTCAAGAGAATCGCGACCAAGTCACCGCAGAACTTCGCGAAGAATTTGCAACAAGATACGAACACGATAAAGGTGTTATGATTGAAGCAATCGACAAGATGTTAGGCGAAAGATTGGCCGCAGAAATGGCCGAACTAGCTGAAGATAAAAAAGCACTTGCTGAAACTCGTGCCAAGTATGTCGAGAAGATGACATCAGACGTAAGTATGATGGAATCTTTTATTAGTAAGCAGTTGGCCAAAGAGATGGTAGAATTCCAGAACGATCGTAAGACTGTTTCTGAGAATTTCCAAAAGTTAGAACAGTTCGTCGTTGGCGCACTGGCTAAAGAAATTGCAGAGTTCGCTGAAGACAAACGCGATCTAGCTGAAACGAAAGTTAAGTTAGTAGCGGGCGCCAAGGTAAAATTTGCAGAAGTAAAAGCACAATTCATTAATCGTGCTTCTAAAGCTGTACAAGAAACAGTGGACAAGACATTACGTGGTGAGATTAGTCAGCTACGTGAAGATATCGAATCTGCTAGAACTAACAGTTTTGGTCGCAGAATTTTTGAAGCGTTTGCACAAGAGTTTCAACACTCACATCTTAACGAAAAATCCTCAACTGCAAAGTTGTTAAAGATTGTAGATAAGAAAGAGCAAGAAATTGCTGAAGCTCAAGCTGCCTTAACAAAAGTACAATCAGTTATGGAATCTAAAGAACGCCAAATCCGCGTTCAGAAGGACCTAATGGAACGTGCTCAAGTAATGGGCGAACTGTTAGCACCTTTAAGTGCTGATAAGAAAGGCATCATGTCTGAACTATTAGAGTCTGTAAAGACCGAACGTTTAGCATTTGCTTTTGACAAATACCTACCCGCAGTCATGGAAGGCGAAACAAGAAAAACTAAGCAAGTAATAGCTGAATCAGCTAAACCTGCTGAAGTAACCGGTGATCGTGAAGTAAGAAAGTCTGAGGTAGGCTTAGACAATATTGTAGATATCCGCAAACTAGCGGGTCTAAAATAATTTCAAGGAGACATAAATGTCACAACTATTAAATGAAAGATGGTCAGAGACCAAAGAAGCTCTACTTGAAGGCCTATCAGGTACCCGTAAAGCTTCTATGAGCGTTTGTTTAGAAAACACACGCCGCCACTTGGCAGAATCTGCTTCCGCAGGCGCTACTAGTGCTGGTAATATCGCGACTTTAAACCGCGTTATTCTTCCAGTTATTCGTCGTGTAATGCCAACTGTTATTGCTAACGAAATCGTTGGCGTACAACCTATGACTGGCCCAGTTGCCCAGATCCACACTCTACGTGTTCGTTATGCAGATGACGGTACAAACGTAGTAGCTGGTGAAGAAGCACTAAGCCCATTCAAGATTGCCGCTGGTTACTCAGGTAACGATAGCGACAGCGCACCAAAAGCAACTTCAACTGCACAGTTAGAAGGCGCTCCAGGTCGTCGTATGTCCATTCAAATCTTGAAGGCACCAGTAGAAGCCAAGTCACGCAAGCTATCAGCTCGTTGGACTTTTGAAGCCGCTCAAGATGCACAAGCCCAACAAGGTATTGACATCGAAGCTGAAATCATGGCTGCTTTGGCACAAGAAATTACAACTGAAATCGATCAAGAGATCCTAGCATCTCTACGTGCATTGGCTACAGTTGAAGAAACATATGACCAGTCACTAGTTTCTGGTACAGCTACATTCGTGGGTGATGAACACGCGGCTTTAGCTATTCAGATCAACCGTGTTGCTAACAAGATTGCTCAACGCACTCGTCGTGGCGCAGGTAACTGGGCTGTTGTTTCTAACCAAGCATTGACAATTCTACAATCTGCTACTACAAGCGCATTTGCTCGTACAACAGAAGGTACATTCGAAGCTCCTACAAACACCAAGTTTGTTGGTACATTGAATGGCGCTATGCGTGTTTACGTTGACGCTTATCGTCCAGATAGCGATGATGACAATCAAGTATTGATTGGTTACAAAGGCTCTTCAGAAGCTGATGCGGCTGCATTCTACTGCCCATACATTCCGTTGATGTCTTCTGGTGTTGTTCTTGACCCAACAACATTCGAACCAGTAGTTGGCTTCTTAACACGTTATGGTTATGTCGAGCTAACAAATACTGCATCTTCACTAGGTAATGCGGCTGACTACTTAGGCAAAGTATCTATTACTTCTGCTAACGTATCATTCAAGTAATCCAAGAAAGATTCGGAAACAAAACAAGAGCCCACGCAAGTGGGCTTTTTGTTGACTATTGTATCAGTACACTAAATATAAAGGTACGACTTGCATGGTGCAAGTTTTATGCGGAAATCTAACCGCGTACGGCCTAGAACGCCGTGATATTCTTTAAGGAGAAATAAAATGGGACGTCCGATTAAATCGAAATTTTTTGGTAATAGAAATTATCCATACGACAACGCAAACACTGGCGGAACAACCGGTGTTGGTGGTGAAGGTGTAGCAAGTGTTACCTTTTCAAATAGTGGTACACTATACTCACAAGGTACAACAGTAACTTTTGGTGCTCCAAACGTGTCCGGTGGTGTCCGTGCAACGGGTACTCCAGTAATTGATGCCGCAGGTTTGCTACGTAGTGTTACAATTACTACAACAGGTACTGGTTATACTAGTGCTCCAACACTAACTGTAACTACAGCTAGTTCAGTAGTAAAAGCAAGTACAGGAACTATTGCACAGAGCGTAATTTATCCAGCAACTACAACAGGTATTTCTGTTGGTATGAAAGTTATTGGTACAGGTATCAATGCTGGTGCAACTTATGTTTTAAGTGTTGTAGGATCTGCTGTTAATTTATCAGCGGCAAACGCTGGCGCAGTTACTACAGCTTCATCTATCACTTTTGTTGATGCAGGTTCAAGTCAAGCTAACTCAGTTACATTGTTTGCTAACACAACAACACAAGACTCTCTTGCAATTACATCTTATCTAACAACTGGTAGTTCAGCTGTTAGCGGCGGTGATATTATCAAACAAGAAAGCTCACGTCGTTACCTAGTGCGTAACAGCCAAGGTATTGGTCAAGTTAAATTGAGTGCTGGTGATGGCCCGACTCATACATTGACAGCAGGCAACATGCACATAGTTGCCACTGACGGTGGTGGCGCAACATACTATGTTATGAAACTAACAGCCCACAAAGCAACTGTTGTAAATAGAACTTCAACATCTACAGCATTAATTACTACAGGTACTTTTGTTATCGGCGGTGTTTCATACACCGGCGGTGACTGCGGCTGGACATTAGGTGCGGCTACCGGTACTAACCAAGTGTCTCTTGGTAAGAACGCTTAATAGTTAAATTGTGAGGGGAGCGGAAACGTTCTCCTCCTTTTTATGTTAGAAATTAAAAATAGTTTAGATTGGCCAAAAGTAGAAACTGAGATCCGTAAACTTAAAAATACGGTACCAATGTTTGAAGCTGACATTAAACGAGTTAGCAATTACATAGGCGGATTGGTAACTGAATTAAGTCAATTAGAAGTAAAAGCTAGAAGTACTCGATCGCGTTCTGTTACAGAAGATTGCAGTAAAAAAGTTTCAAAAATAAATGAAGAATTAAAACAAATACAGAAATACCATCTAATGGCTGTATTGAGTAGATAATGGCAAATAGATATTCACCCTCCGAAGTTTTAGGTCTCCAATTTGGCGAAAACGAAATTGGTTGGAGAGGTGTCTCTAGCGTAGAGCTAGGTGATATTATGGGACGCCGCTGGTCTACAGAAGGACTCTTGTTTCATAGATCAAACCCTGCTTGCGGTGATTTAGTAAACAAAACACAAGCATTGTTGTTTAAGTTTAATATAACAAATGCTCCTGATATTATATCAGGTTTAGAATTACGTGTAGTTGCTCAAAGGAACGGCCGTGCAACTGACGAACAAATACAATTAAGTTATCAAAATCAAGCAATCGGTGCTAATAATTTTAATTACATAACCGACGAAGAAGGTCGTATATCCTTGCATAACGATACAACATACGGTGGCCCTACAGATACTTGGGGTACAACATTAACTCCGCAAATAGTACAAGATCCAAGTTTTGGAGTACTTTTAAAGTTTCAAGGGCACCCTTATTACCCGCACAGTTCTAATATGTACTTAGATCGTGTATCGCTAACAGTCTTTTAAGAATAAATAGATAACAAAGGAACGAACATGACAGTTGATGTTTTAAGATTACCCGGCGATTATAAAATCATAACTCAAACCACATCGAGCGGTGGTAGCACGGGCGGAAACATCACATTAGATGTAGGTTCTAGAAGCGGCGGCTCTGTAGGTACTGTTTATGTTAACGGTAACCTTGTAGTCTACGGCACACAAACAAACTTAGTAACAACTGATTCAAACGTTACTGATCGTACAATTACTTTAAACTCTGGTGAAACAAGCAATGCACTAAACGGTGGCATTACTGGTAGCTCGGGTAATCAAACTAGCGGTTTAAAAATCTCTAGAGGTAAATTAGGTCAAGACTTAGATCAATTCGCGGCATTTTTTGAATGGAATGATGCAGGCAGATGGCAAGGTACTGGTGCTATTTCAAATGTGCCAGGCATTTGGGAATTCCGTGTTGGTCGTGTTAATCCAAGATACAGCGGTATTAAAATTAACGCTATTCGTATTGATGAAAATTCTGCTTCTACAAATGGTTCTGGGGTAGGACAAGGCGCACGATTAAGCGTATTTGGTAGCGATAACCCAACAGCGGTTATTTCAGTATCTGGAACAAACAACTACGAAAGTCGCGTTACAGACGATGACGATATCCCAAATAAAAAATATGTTGATAATTTGTTATTATCAGCTAGCTACGTTACTGACAAAATTGTTGTTGGGAACAGTTATGTTACATTAAAAGATGAATACAATGATGGAGTTGTTAGCGAAGTAGTTGCAGTACTAAACGGCGACCCTGGGGAAAGATTGAATATTACTACAGGTACTGTAGTAATGCGATTAACACCAGACACCGCACAATTTCAAGGTGTCCAGTTTTCAGACAATCAAATTAACTCAGTTGGACCGGATCAAGATTTATATCTAACAGCTAACGGAGTTGGTCAAATTAAATTACAACGTCCCCTAGTACTTTCAAATGTTGGAACACCTACACCCGGCATCGGTGAAACAGGCTTATATATTGGAGCTCCAGCTGGGGGTGGGACTGGAGTTTATTACAAATCAAAAGATGTACTTGGGCAAGTAACAGGCGATGAATTTATGAGTCGCAAACGAGCTCTCGTTTACAGTATTATATTCGGATAAGGATTTTTTATGGCAATAGTTAACACACAAGTACAAGCAATACCGACACAGGTATTCTTGGCAGCTGGACAACAAGCAGTTACTACCATTGTTGCGTGTAATGCATCTACAGTAACATGTACATTAAGCATGTTTGCAGTACCGTACGGTGGAAACCCAGGGCCGAGTACACAAATAATAAGCAATATTGTATTGCCAGGCGGCGAAACATTTGCGTTTGATAAAGAACGTTTTGTATTAGAAGATAATGATGCGTTTTATGCACAAGCAAGCGGATCCAATTTAATTACAATAACAATTAGCTCAGTGGCAACAACATAATGAAGTTTTATAAAAGAGAAAATATTAGTCCAATAAACCCAATGGACAATAAGTTGGCTGTAGAAGCCGATGGCCGTATTGTCACTGATACTTCTGCAAGTTTACAGTTGCCTGTCGGTAATAACGAACAACGACCAACAGTTTTAAGAAACGGGGAAATTCGCTATAACACCGAAACAGGTACTGGTGAAATTGAAGCATTCATTAATGGTACTTGGCAACGCATTAAAACAAACCGCCAACAAAGTATTTCACAACAGACGTTCACAAACGGCAATTACGCAAACACTATCTTTGGTCCTCTAACTTGGGATGTCGATCCTACTAAACCGCAAAATGTAATGGTCTATGTAGACAACGTTTATCAAATACCAACAACAAACTATACATTAGTAAGAAGTACAAACGGTCAGCCGTTAACTAGTTCGACATTAGTTTCTTCGTCTGTATCATTTGGTGCTACTCTTATTCCTTTAGATTCAGTTATTGACTTTAATCCAGGACAAAGAATTGACGGTACAAATTTATCAGCTAACACTATTGTTTCTGTAGATAGTACAAACAGTACAATTACTATTACTCCGGGAGCATTGGGTAATATAAGTCCGGGCGGGCTAGCTATTACTTTCTTTAGTACAGGAACATTTGTGGTATTCAACCCCGACTCTGTTCCAGTTCCTACAAAACCAATTACAACATTACTTGGCTTTGACGGGTATACTCCTCCATTCCCTTAACTAAGTATTGGGTTTTTACCAATCGGTATAAATAGTACTGATGCCGGTGTTCGGCAGAAAATACTGTGGTAAACCCGCAATGTAAGGTGGTTATCCGTGTAACACGGTGTCTTGAGGAGCTAGTATGGCCGTAGGTCGCATAACGGGTCCGCTGTTAGCGAAGAATTTACTTCGTGATGGTGTAGACTTAGCATTTGAAACAGATTTATTATACCTCGACGTTAATACAGGTCGCATCGGCATCAAGACAGCCAATCCGCAGTATACGTTAGACGTTAATGGCGATACTAACGTTCTTTCGTTAAGAGTAGCAACTACTTCTACATTAGGCAATTTACTTGTCTATCCTAATAACAGTACAACATACGTAACAAACACAGTTGGCGATTTAATAATTGGCGCTCCGCTCGAGCAAAGAGTTGTTATCAGTAGTGACGCATTAGTTCAAGGTAATTTACACGCTACAGGAAATATTTCAGCACAAGGTAGTGTCCAAATTGGTAACATTACTGGTTCGGACACATTAAGTCTATATGCTGATATTGTTTCAAATATTACACCACAAACTAGTTCAACATATGATCTAGGAGCACCTGGCCTAAGCTGGGGCAATGCCTATGTTGATACATTAATTGCTCAGACGCTTACTGGTCCGTTAGGCAAAGAAATTAATATTACCCCAGATATTAACCAATTGGTTAACATTAAAGGTAATGTTCGTATCTATGGAAATAATCCTTTAGGTACCGGTGCTGTTACACAAAATACATTGTATGTTAACATGGACGGAAGCGACACCAATGACGGTGGCGCTATTGATGCTAGTCGTGCTTGTCGAACAATCGGCGGCGCATTAAAGAGCCCGTTATACAAAGCTGGAACAAGTATTAAAGTTGCATCAGGTCGCTACTTAGAAAATAATCCTTTAAGATTAAAACCTTTTACCAGCGTTATCGGTTCTGACCTTCGTACAACGGTTGTTGAACCAATTAATAAAACACAAGATTTATTCTGGGTAGATAGCGGATGCTATATAGCACAGATGTTGATGGCCAATGGTCAATCTGGTCTGCTACCCGGTACTGGTTATACTGCGGGAACTAACCGAGGTGCTTATGCTACAGCGTTCCCTCCAAACTACGGCGGCGAAAAGATCTACGTAACGCACTCACCCTACATTCAAAACTGTACTAATCAATCTGGCCCGTGGCTAAATGACGGTACGCTATTCCAACCTAACCAAACAATTCAAATTCCAGAAGCTATCGGCACAGCTACTTGGGTTGCAAATACAACAACCCTGATGGTGACTATTGAAGAAGGTGCTCTAACGATTGGACAAAGTATTAATTCTGGACCTACAAAACCTGGTTACATAAATGCTCGAACATTGTTGTTGGCAAATAAATCATTCTTACAAGAACAAGTTATTGCTTACATTGATGACATATATTCTTATTTTGGATATGATGAAACTAAATGCGTTCGTGACACAGGATTAATTGTTGATAGTTTAGTAACTGACTTATTATTCCCAGCTAACGGATATACACAAAGTAATTTTTCTGGTTTGCAATACTGGAATCAGGACGGATACACCGGTATAATTAATACAGAAATTACAACAACTACAAATGCTATTAACTACGTCAATAGTCTAGCACAAAAGATTGTTCAAAATATCACAACCGGTACTCGTTATAATAGTACAGTTACACAAGTATTAGGTACTGGTGCTACACCTACCCAAGCCGCAGAAATTGCAACTGAGTTTGACTTAATTGTTCAAATTATTAATTCAGGCACTAGCGGTGTAACAGACCTTGTTAATCCAAACGGTACTGATGTGCTATCAGCTAACGCACAAAATGCCGCAGATTTATTGCAGGCAAATAGAACATACCTACAGGCAGAAGCGGTTGCGTATGTTGAATCAACTAAGACTCCCGGCTTTGCATACGACCCAGTTAAGTGTTATCGTGATGTGGGCTATATGGTTGATTCTGTTACCTTTGATATACTATACGGCGGCAATAGACAAGCTATTCAGTCTGGTGTTTATTATTACGGATTCTCAAATACACAAAGCGCAATCCCAGGAGAAATCCCACAGACAACTGCCGCTTATTTTAGAATTAGAGAAATTGTTGGACAAATTATTACTAACGAAGCAGTAACAAAATCTCCAGGTAACGGAAGTGTTCAGGTAACAAATTTACCAACAGCTACAGAATCTGAAACAGTTTTATTAAGAGAGATGGTTGATCTAATCACTGATATTATTGGTGCAGGTCCTGACGCCGCTCAAACTCCGTCGCCTATTGGCTTAGTTCGTTCATCTGATGCAGATGTTCTTAAAGCAGTAAACTTATTAAAAGCTAATAAGTCTTTTATTATCAGTGAAGTTATTAGTTTTATTGATTCTAGATACAATACTGGTTTTGCTTATAATAATGTTAAATGTGCCCGCGACACAGGATTAATTGTTGATAGTATTGCAACAGACTTATTATATGTAGGCGACACACAATCAACATTTGCTGGATTACAATATTGGAATCAAGCAGATTACACCGGTGAGATTAAGACAGAAGTTACTGCAACCGTTGCGGCGATTAATTATGTAAGTTCATTAGCGGCACAAGTTATTTTAGGTAATACTGGAACAAGATATCAAAGTACTGCTACACAAATATTCAGCACAACTGCTACACTTAATGAATCATTGTTTGTTGTAGAAGAATTTGGAATTATAGCTAACATTATTAAAAATGGTACTAGTGGAGTAACTGATTTAATTATACCAAATGGAGCAACGTCAACTGCTACTGCTTTTGTCAACGCTTTTAATATTTTACAAACAAACAAATCTTACATTCAATCAGAAGCAGTTGCGTTTGTTAATAGTCAAAATAAAATATTTGATACTGTAAAGTGTGCTCGTGATACAGGATTAATTGTTGATGCTATCGCACAAGATTTATTGTTTACAACATCTAGCCAAGCGACATTTGCTGGACTACAATATTGGAACCAACAAGGCTATACAGGTTCTATTGCTAGCGAGATTACTACAACTACTGCGGCAATTTCTTACGTTAAAGATTTAGCTAAGAAGATTGTAGAGAATAATGTTACTGGAACTCGTTACTCTACTGGTACACAGATAACTGCTCTTCCTGCCGCAACAACAGTTGAAGCAAATATTATCGGTATAGATTTTGATGTAATCTTAACTATTCTTAATACAGGTACTGCTGGGGTAACTGATATTATTGTTCCTAACGGATTAGAATTTAGTCCTGATCCAAACAAAATCAAAGCCTATAATTTATTACAGGCTAACAAGACTTATATAAGTCAAGAAGCTGTTGCATTTGTTGAAGTTACTAAAACAGGCGGCTTTACATATGATGCAGTTAAATGTGCAAGAGACATTGGATATATTGTTGACTCTGTAAGTTTTGACTTAGCATATAGCGGTAACCGTCAAGCAATACAGTCGGCTGTTTATTATTACGGATTCTCTGGTCAAACAGCAATCCCAGGTGAGATATCTAATACTACACTAGCCTACAACAAACTAAGAGAATTATTACCATATGTAATTAGAGGATCATCATATCCGTTCCCTTTACAAACTTCTGTAAGTCAAGTAGTTAGTGCAAGTACAGGAACATTAGCCGAAGCAAACTCAGCACAGGCAAGTGTTGACCTAATAACAAATATTATTAACAACGGCCCGAGTATTGTTCCTGTTAAACTTCCAATGAGTTTGACACCTTCTGGTAATACTCGAGTAGTTAACGCCGCTTCTTTAATTGAAGCAAACCGTTCATTCTTAGTAGCCGAAGTTCTAGAATATATTAGCAACCCTGTAGACTTTACATACGATTCAGCCAAGTGCTATCGTGATGTAGGATATATGATCGACTGTGTAAGTTTTGATTTACTGCACAGCGGCAATCGTCAGGCAGTTACTGCTGGTGTTTACTATTATAATTTTGATGCAGGATTTAGTGCGATTGTAGATCAAATTCCTCAAACAACTGCGGCCTACAAACATATTAGAAATATTGTTGGTAAGATTGTAACTAATACACCCGTAACTCCAACTGCTGGAAATACAGCAACACAAGTTACTCTTGCAAATACCGCAACCACAGTTGAAATTCAATCATTATATTCTAAACTTGATATAATCACTGACATTATTACTAGTGGACCGAGCGTTGCGGCTGCGCCACAACCTATTAGTTTAACAGCATCAACCTCAACTACGGTGACTTATGCTTACAATCTATTGCAAGCTAACAGATCATTTATACAGCAAGAAGTTATTGCATTTATCGATCAATTCCAACCTGGTTTTGTTTACAACCGAGCCAAGTGCCGTCGTGATATTGGTATTGTTGTAGAGAACATTGCTTACGATATTGCCTTCGGCGGAAATGAAAAATCAAGAGAATCGGGCCTTGCTTACTGGAATGGCGTGACAAGTGTAATCTCAGGACAGATCTCACAATCTGTTGATGCATTTACATATTTAGGTACACTAGCTCAAGCAGTAGTTACAAACACCACTGCAACAAATATATTAAACACTTATCAAACAGCTCCGCAGGTGTTTAACGCTAATCTAACTGACGGGGATCTTGCATCTAGTTTATTACCTAGACTAGTTGGTATTATTACAAATATTATTGCCAACGGCCCAGACTCGGCTCCTGTAAGACAATCAGGAAACGGTCCAGATTGGGGCTCTGTATCAGCTGAAGTATTATTACAAACTAACAAATCATTTATTCAGAACGAAGTTCTAAACTGGATTAATAACACATATCCATACTTAGAGTATAGAGAAGATAAATGTTACCGTGATACAGGATTAATTATCGATGCTGTTACACAAGACATTATTCTAAATGCCAACGCTAAGAGTATTGAAGCCGGTGTATCATACTGGACTGGAAACAAAAACATAATTGCAAATGCAACCTATGGACAAGTAGATCAAACAGTTGAAACTGTTGCGGCTATTAACCATGCCAGAGATGTTGCTCTACAAGTTATTAACAATACAACAGTAACTAATGTAGGGTTTAATTTTAGTTCTATAAAATGTTACAGAGATACTGGATTAATTATTGACGGACTGGCACAAGATTTATTATTTGGTGGCAACAGCCAATCAACATTTGCTGGTATACAATATTGGAACCATGGAAATTACACAGGTAATATTCCTCAAGAAATTACTACAACTACTGCGGCAATTACCTATATTAGAGACTTGGCCAAGAAGATTGTTCAAACTAATACATCTGGTGTTAGATATCAAAGTACTGTTACGCAAAATACATTATTGCCAACTGCAACACTTTCCGAAGCTAATACTATTGGAACTAAATTTGATACTATTTTAAATATTTTAAACAACGGTGTGACCGGTGTAACAGATACTATTGTTCCTAACAGCATAACCCCAAGCGGCAACGTTAATATTCAAAAGGCCTACGATTTATTACAGGCTAATATTGAATACATGAAAGCAGAAGCTATTGGATTTGTAGAAGCAAGTAAGAGTTTTAGATATGATAAAACTAAGTGCGCCCGTGATACTGGCTTAATTGTTGACAGTATTGTTATTGACTTAGCATATCCAACACAGTATCTAAGCCAATCAACATTTGCTGGACTACAGTACTGGGACCAAGGCGCATATACTGGTATAATTGCCACAGAAATAACAACTACTACTAACGCTATTGATTATCTAAGTTATCTTGCACAAGAAATTGTTCAAAATATTCCAAACGGTACGCGATATCAGGGCGATATTACACAACAGCTATTGCCTACTTCCGGTGATGTTGACCAAATTAATTATATTAGTGACGAATTTAATTTAATTAAAAATATTATTCTTACTGGAACAAACGGAATCACCGATGTAGTAGAATCAAACTTAGTTGATCCGTCTAGTGATACTATTACTCAAGCGGCATACAATCTATTGCAACTCAACAGAGAGTATATGATTGCGGAAGTTATTGCGTTTGTTGAAGCAACTAAGACTCCTGGATTTGTTTATGATGCAACTCTGTGTGCTCGTGATACAGGCTATATGATTGACTCAGTGAGCTTTGACTTGTTACACGGTGGTAACCGTCAAGCAATTCAATCAGGTGTTTATTATTATAGCTTTAATGAGACATCAAGTGCTATACCCAACGAACAACCACAAACTATTGCGGCTTTCCAATTTGTTAAAACATTGTGTTCTAGACTAGCTCAAAACTTGCCAATTACTCCGTTACAAACAGCAATTGATCCTGTGTTAACGCCAATTGAAGATGCCGCAAGTATTAGTGTTGAGCCCAAGGTCTTTAGTCCAGTTGAGAAAATAATTAGAATTATTAAAAACGGTCCCGGTGTTGTTGGCTACAAAACTCCAGTATCATTAACTCCAACTTACGACATAGACAAATACCGTGCCGCTAAGATTTTAGAAGAAAATAAAGAATTTATTAAAGCAGAAACAATCGCATTTATTGATCAGCAGTTGTCTTTCCAATACGATCCGGTAACCTGCGCTCGAGATGTAGGATATATTGTTAATTCAGTGAGCTTTGATCTGTTATACGGCGGCAATCGTCAAAGTATCCAGTCAGGCGTTTATTATTGGGGTTATACTCAGAATAGTACAGCATTGCCAAAAGAGCGTGTGGCAACTACTCTTGCATATGAATATATGAAAGAACTAGTTGATCAAATTGTTGTTGGGACTCCGATTGCAACTACCTATCAAAATACAGTTACTCAGAACATAAGCTATCCGGCCGCTACTGATATTGAAATTTCTACATTAGATACCAGCATCGATTTAATTACAAAAATTATTAACGAAGGACCTAGTGTAGTAAAAGCTAAGACACCGATTGGTCAAGTTGCAAGTGACAATCAGTTTGTAAGAAACGCTGTTAATTCATTAATTGCTAACAGACAATTTATCCAGGCAGAGGTTGTATCATTTGTTGCACAAACTCTAGTTGGTAACCCGCAAGTTATTTTACCTTTCTACGACGAAGGTGCTAACGCAACATTAGCAGTAATTAGAAACTTTGACTTAATTGCTAACATTGTTGCTAACGGTCCGGGTGTTGCACCAATCAAATCAGATGGTAACGGAATATTCATCTCAATGGGATTAACAGTTGACGATGTTAAAGTTGCTCCAATCATTACAAACATTACTCCACTAGGAGGAAACAGCTATCAAGTTGATATCAATCAAAGCACAATTGGATACGGTGATGACCAACCATTATATTTTGGTCAAACACTAGTATTTCCGTTACAAGATAAAGATGTTCCAGATCGCTGGCAACAACGTAGAGTTAACCCGATTGGATCAATGGGCGGCTCGCTAGTTGACGGCGGTGTTGTTTCAGATCGATCACAGATTAATTCTTTTGTTTATGATGCATTTACACAAGTTAACCAAGGCGGTGTCGGAGTGCGTATTACAAACAATGGATACGCACAGCTAGTTTCGGTGTTCACGATCTTCTGTTCACAATCTGTTGTTGCAGAAAACGGCGGACTATGCTCTATTACTAACTCTAACGCTAACTTTGGCGACTTATGTCTAGTTGCTAAGGGTTACGGCAAGCGTGATTTTTCTGGATATGTAAGGAACCAACCAGTTCTTCCATATTATCCAAACGGTGTCTATCCACAGAACGGTCAAGTACAGATTTATATTGCTGATCCTGATCTTCGTCCACACATTTCTTTGGTAATGGAAGTTCAACCTCCTGTAGGATTTACTAACAACCAAGGTTTACCAGGCTTCTTGTCAGGTAATACAAGTATTGACGTACTAACAACTGGAACTATTGACATTGTTGGAGTTGATACTACCGGATTTATTATTGGCCAATCGTTCTATATTATTGATCAATATGGTAGAAAAGTTGACAGTAACAATCAACCTTATGTAAAAGCAGGTACTATTGTTGCAGATGTTAACTATCAAACAATTACATTAAACTTCCCACTTAACTCCGGTGGTGGCGAAGTTGGAAACAACAATTATTTTAATTTGTACGCTTGCGGCAATGCATACTATACAGTTTTATCAAGTGCGCTTGCTCCAGACCCAATTACTCCAGGAACAAGCCTACTACCAAATAATCAAAACGTTGAAGAGGCGATATCATTAGATTATATTAATACACTAAGTCAGGCTATTGTTGCTAATATTCCTTACAGTGGATTAACAACTTCAACCCAGGTGTTTGATTCAAGTCTACTTGGTGGTGCAGGTGCTAACTCGTTTATTACAAATAGACTAGGAACAATTCAAACTATTCTTGAGAATGGTCCATCGTATGCTCCGTTAATTACAAAATCAGGCACATTGCCAACTGGCGCAGGTTCTGCAGCCAGCTTGTTAACTAAGAACAGAAGTTATATTCAAGACGAAGTGATTGCGTATGTTGATTCAACATTCTTTAACTTTGATTACGATCAAGTTAAATGTGCTCGTGACACCGGACTAATTGTTGACTCAATCGCACAAGATTTATTGTTTAGAACTAATAGTCAATCAACTTTTGCTGGAATCCAATACTGGAACCAAACTGAGTACACTGGTGCTATCGGTAGTGAAATTACAACTACTACTGCGGCAATTTCTTATGTTAAAGGGCTATCACAAGAGATTGTACAAGGGTTAAGTGGTACACGATACACAACAGGAACACAGATTACAAACTTAACTTTAGCAACTCCAGCTGAAGCTTCAGCAATTGGCACAGACTTTAATGTAATTTTAGGTATTCTTAATGGCGGCACCGCAGGCGTTACTGATAATGTTATTCCTAACAGTATAACATCTAGTACTAATATTAATATTGTACGTGCTTACAACTTATTACAAGCCAACAAGACATATATCCAACAAGAAGCAGTTGCATTTGTTGAAGCTACAAAACAGCCAGGCTTTGAATATGACCAAACATTATGTTATCGAGATGTAGGATTTATGGTCGACTCTGTAAGTTTTGATTTATTGTACGGCGGCAATCGCCAAGCAATACAATCAGGCGTTTACTATTATGGATATAGTTCAACATCAACTTCTATTGTTGGAGAAATTCCACAAACGGTTGATGCTTATAATCATATTTCATCGTTAACACAGAAAATTATTCTTGGCCAACCAATTACTCCATTACAAACAGCAATACCACAGGTTACAAATGTAACTACAAGTACAATAAACGAAGTAGTATCTGTAAAAGAACTTGTTAATAATATTACTAATATTGTTACAAATGGACCCGAAACTACTATTAGTGTGTCATCGTTACCTACAACAGTTAGCCCTGATGCTAATGCTGTTAACTCTGCTAAGATGTTAGCAAGTAACCGTGCGTTTATTGTTGCAGAAGCGATTGCATTTGTTAATCAAACATTCCCAGCTCTGAGCTACAACGCAACTAAGTGTGCTCGTGATATGGGATTAATTGTTGATTCAGTTGCACAAGATTTAATGTTTGACAGTTACAGTCAATCTATATTCAGTGGTGTTCAATATTGGAATCACGGAAGCTACGTTGGTGGTATTGCAGGAGAGTTGACAACTACAACCAATGCAATTAACTATGTTAAAACTCTTGCACAAAAAATTGTTCTAAGAGATCGAACAGGAACACGATATCAGTCAGCAGTATCTCAAAATATTGCAGGTACGGGCGCAACAGGTGCTGAAACAGCGGCTATTGCTGCCGACTTTACTGTTATTACAGATATCTTATCAGGCGTTCAATCAATTAATACTGTAACAGATATTATTGTTTCTAATAGTTTAGTGGCAAGCACAAGTACTAATGTACAAAATGCTTATGCATTGCTATTAGCTAACAGAACATATATCCAAGCAGAAGCAGTTGCCTATGTAGAGTCAACTAAGACAGCAGGCTTTACATATAATCAAGATAAATGTTATCGTGACGTTGGTTATATGCTTGATTCAGTTGCAATTGATTTGTTATATGGTGGTAACCGCCAGGCTGTTCAATCAGGTGTATACTATTATAGCTTTAATAAATCATCAACTGCATTGCCAGGCGAACAAACACAATCTGTTGAAACATATAATTATATTAGAAGTATTTTATCTAGTATTATCTTAGGAGACACGATAAGTTCTCCAAGACAAGTTGTCGTAGCTCAGGTTACAGGTGGAACTCTTGGTAATATTGAACAGGCAACTCTTGCACAATCTAAGATAGATATTATTAATAATATTATTGTTGGTGGCCCAATAGTTTCTTCAACTAAGAGACCAATTAGTTTACATCGTAGCAGTGAGACAAATGTAATTAACGCGGCAAAAGCAATTGAAGCTAATCGTGCATTTATTGTTGCAGAAGTCATTGCATATATAAACAGCAAATATGTTTCGTACAACAAAGCAAAATGCCGCCGTGACGTTGGATTAATTGTTGATGCATTGACATACGATTTAGAAAACGGCGGAAATTACAATGCGGTAGTTGCAGGCAAGAGCTATTATGCTCAAGAAGGCACCTTCCATATTGTACAATTAGAAGAAAACGTAACTGATCCTGCACTATTCCCAGATGATGCAATAGTCACATTCTATCAACGTTCATACATGTCAGCTTCTGGCTACTTGTTTGAGTACGTGGGTGCTGGTACAAACTATGGTGCTTTACCACAGCGCGGTGTTAAAGATCCAGTACAAAGCAAGGAAACAGTTCAATTAAATAATGGTAAGGTGTTCTTTACATCAACTGACCAAAACGGTGACTTCCGTATTGGTACAGGACTTGTAATTAGTCAGGCAACTGGTGTGTTATCAGGAAGAACGTTCACTAAGTCATTATTTGCAAACTTAACGCCA